CTTGGCACTTACCACTAGCCCCATGATTGCTATGGACGCAACGAGATTACCAAGAGGAATGAAGTTTGAAGTGAAGCCTGGCAAAGCGATCCTTACCAATGGCGCACCTTCTGAGATTCTCTACCCATTCAAGTTCGGTCAAACTGACCCCAACAACTTGGCTACGGCAAGAGACTTTGAGCGTATGTTGTTGCAAGCAACTGGAACTCTTGACTCCCAAGGCATGATCAGCAATGTGGCTAGAGATGGTGGTCAAGGCGGTATGTCGATGGCAGTCGCTTCTATCATCAAGAAGTACAAACGCACTTTGGTGAACTTCCAAGAGGATTTCCTAATCCCGTTTATCAAAAAGGCGGCCTTCCGCTTCATGCAGTTTGACCCAGAACGCTATCCTTCTGTGGACATGAACTTTGTTCCTACGGCTACCCTTGGCATTATTGCTAGAGAGTACGAGCAACAGCAGTTTATTGGCTTGTTGCAGACACTTGGGCCGAATACTCCTGTCTTGCCTGTGATTCTGAAGGGCATTTTGGCTAATTCAAGCCTGTCTAACAGGATGGAATTGATTGCAATGCTTGAGAAGATGGCTCAACCTGATCCACAAGCACAAGAAATGGAGCAAGTTAAGCAACAATTGGCTCTGCAAGCGGCTCAATCGCAGATTGCGGTTAACACTACTCAGGCAGAACAGAATCGTGCAGAGGCTCAGAAGTTAATGACTGAGGCACAGTTGATGCCACAGGAAGTGCAAGCCAAGATGAGTGCATCTTTGACTAAGAATCTGCCAAACGAGGCTGATGCTAACCAAAGAGAGTTCGATAAGAGAGTTAAACTTGCTGAACTGATGCTAAAAGAGGCTGATATTAAGAATAAGAGTAAGATTGTTGAGTTACAGATGTCAAAAACAGACCAAAATACGGCTGATTTTGAAGATCAATTCCTTGATAATTTGACAAAGGAATTCAAAAATGGACAACAGTAGTATTGTCAAAAATCTTCAAGTAGAGAACATGAGCCATGATGAGCAAATGGCTCTGCTTGACTCTATTCAACAAACTATTAAAAACAGTAAAGTAAAACAAAAAGAACGAGCAAATTCCAATGCCCAACTTGTTGTCCAAGCCTTAAAAAAAATAAAACAAGATGTAGAAACTAGATTTGATGAACTAAATCAAAACCTAGAAGAAAAAGGCAATCAGATTGTCAAAGGCGCACAAGGCGTAGCAGGACGAGATGGAAAAGACGGCAAAGATGGCAAACAAGGCATAAATGGATTTAATGGTCGTGATGGTAAAGATGGAAAAGACGGGCAAGATGGCGTAGATGGCGTATCAGTTATAGATGCCAAGATTGACTTTGATGGATCGTTAGTTATCACTTTATCAACAGGTAAAGAATTAAATGTTGGTGAAGTAGTTGCCCCTGAAATAGCAGAAAAAATTAAGTTAGTTACTTCTGGTGGGGCAGGAACTGTTTTACCAAATCAAAGCGGCAATTCTGGTAAATATTTAAAGACAGATGGTTCAGTTCTATCATGGGCATCTGTCGCTGGTGGACTAAGTTATCAGGGCACTTGGAACGCTACAAGTAATACACCCACATTGGCAAGTGGTACAGGTACAAACGGCTACTACTATATTGTTGCAACTGCTGGTTCTACTGCTCTTGATGGAATTACCGATTGGCAAATTGGTGATTGGTTGATGTTCAATGGATCGGTCTGGCAAAAGATTGATCAAAGCAACCTAGTTACTTCTGTTAATGGACAAACTGGTGCGGTATCGGTTGGAACTGTTACGAGTGTTGCCGCTACTGCTGGAACAGGAATCAGTATTACTGGTAGTCCAATTACCTCATCAGGTACGCTAAATATCACCAATACTGCGCCAGACCAAACAGTTGTTTTGACTGCAAGTACGGGCATCTCAACGAGTGGCGCATACCCCAACTTTACGATTACCAATAGCGCACCTGACCAAACAGTTGCGTTGACTGCTGGCACAGGAATTAGCACAAGTGGAACGTATCCTAACTTCACTATTACTAACTCTGCACCAGATCAAACTGTGGCATTGACAGGGGCTGGCACAACTAGCATTACTGGAACATATCCTAACTTTACGATTACTTCTAATGATTCGGCAACTGGCACAGTCACAAGCGTTGCGGAACTTACATTAGGTACAACAGGAACTGATTTAAGTTCTACTGTGGCCAATAGCACCACAACTCCAGTAATCACTTTAAATGTTCCAACAGCATCTGCGACTAATCGTGGCGCATTAAGTTCGGCTGATTGGACTACGTTTAACAACAAGGGTTCTGGCACAGTCACTTCAGTTACTGGAACATCACCAGTAGACTCTAGTGGAGGCGCAACTCCAGCCATTTCTTTAGCAACTGGTTATGGAGACACAAAAAATCCTTATGCGTCCAAGACTGCCAAATATGTTTTAGCCGCACCTAATGGCGCAGATGGACTTCCTACATTTAGGGCTATTGTTGCCTCAGACATTCCTACGTTAAATCAAAATACGACAGGAAGTGCGGCAACTCTTACAACAGCAAGAACAATAGCCATAACTGGCGATTTGGCTTATACAAGTGCAAGTTTTGATGGTTCTGGAAATGTAACAGGTGCAGGAACATTGGCAACTGTCAATACAAATGTTGGCTCTTTTACATACGCAAGTCTTACAGTCAATGGCAAGGGCTTAATAACTGCGGCATCTAATGGAACTGCACCAGTTACTTCAGTTACAGGAACTGCGCCAGTTGTTTCAAGTGGTGGTGCAACTCCAGCCATTAGCATGGCGGCGGCTACTGCATCTGTAAATGGCTATTTGACTTCTACTGATTGGTCTACGTTCAATGGAAAAGGGTCAGGCACAGTAACAAGCGTTGCGGCTACTGTTCCATCATTCTTATCTGTTGCTGGCTCACCAATTACAACAACTGGAACATTGGCAATCACATTGTCTGGTACTGCCTTGCCAATAGCAAATGGTGGTACTGGTGCAACAACATTGGCTGGTGCGTCTATCGCCACTTACTCAGGTACTGAGACATTAACCAACAAGCGCATTGACCCAAGAGTTACATCAGCCGCATCAGCATCATCTTTAACGCCAGACATTTCAGTTAGTGATGTCTATGCTTACACAGCATTAGCGGCAGGACTCACTATTAATGCCCCAAATGGAACGCCTCTTGATGGAGACAAACTGATATTTAGATTGTTGGATAACGGAACTGGTAGGGCTTTAACTTGGAACGCAACATACACAGTTATTGGAGTTACTTTGCCAACTACCACGACTGCCAATAAAACAACTTATGTCGGTTGTATTTATAACGCCAACAACACTCGTTGGGATGTAATTGCAGTAACCACACAGGCTTAATATGGTAAAAATAGACTTTTCTTTTCATTCTCAATACGGCACTTTTGCAGATGCTTTGCATTTGCCAGATGACCACGGGCTAACCCAAGATGAGATCAATGCCATGCAACAAAAAAGGTTTGATGATTGGGTTGCCATAATAACTGCACCTCCTACTGAAGAAACTTTATCTGAGGAGGTTTAATGGCTGACAGATATTGGGTTCTTGGAACAGGCACTTGGAGTAGCGCCAACACAGTTAATTGGTCTGCATCATCAGGTGGGGCTGGCGGTGCTTCTGTTCCAACTTCGGCAGATAATGTCTTTTTTGATGCAAACTCAAACGTAGGAACTGGTGCATTTACAGTCACTATGGCAAACACGCCAAGGGTGTGTAATGACTTCACAGCGTCAGGTCTTGATGGAACGATGACCCTTGCTGGTTCTAGTATTGGATTGACAGTATCTGGCAGTCTTACATTTCAAGCCACAAATTTTACTCGATCATATACAGGCACAACCACATTTAACGCTACAACAACTGGAAAAACTGTAACAACCAATGGCGTATCTTTAACTACTGTTACTTTTGATGGCGTTGGCGGTGCGTGGACGCTTGGTAGTGCTTTAACGGCTAGTAATATTACTATTACAAACGGAACTTTTGACACATCATCATCAGGAAATTATGCTGTAACTGCTTCTGCAATATTATCAAATAATTCAAATACAAGAACAATTAACTTAAATGCGTCAACAATTACATTAAGTGGCGTTACTGGCATAGATTTTAGAACAGCAACAGGACTTACATTTAATGTTGGCACATCGCAAATAAGCCTTAGTAGCATTTCTGCTACGTTTAGGGGTGGAGGTAAAACTTTTTATAACGTATCTTTTGTTAGTACTGGTAGTGCTATATACCAAATACTTGATGCAAATACATTTAATAATCTTACATTTGTGGCTAGAACATCTGCGGTATCAGCACTAGCCGCTATTAGAGCAGACCAAACTATAAATGGCACACTTTCGGTTCAACCTTCTCCTACATTAACTGGAGTAGGGCGTATTTTGTTACAAGGTGTTATATCTGGTACTGTTGCTATACTTACTTGCAATGCAGTATCTTTATATGATGTAGATTTTAACAATATAACTATTACAGGTGCGGCTTCACCCGCCTCTGGAACAAGACTTGGTGATGCTAAAGGCAATACTGGAATAACTTTTCCTGCGGCTAAAACTGTTTATTTTGGGCAAACCGGTTCTGCTAATTGGGGGGCAACTGGCTCTGGTTCTTGGTCTGCAACATCTGGTGGTGCGTTAGATGCAACCATGTTCCCATTAGCGCAAGATACCGCTATTTTTCCTGCGGCAACATATCCAGCATCTGGTTCAACTGTTACATTTGCGACTAACCAAGGTTACAAAGTTGGAACAGTTGATATGTCGTTAAGAACGTCAAACACAATGACTTTGGACTTAGGGGGACAACCAATTAACGTGTTTGGAGATTGGAAAAACGGAACAGGGACAACACTTATCAGTTCAAATTCTTTTTCTTTTGATGGCAGAACAACGCAAAATATTACTACTGCTAATGTTTCAATGCCTGTCCCGTTTTTTATAAATTCTGCTGGCGGTACTGTAATACTTCAAGATAATTATACAAATTCATCAACATTGCAACTTTCTAATGGAACTTTAAATTTAAATGGTAAAACTTTAACAAATGCTGGTAACTTTACAATAGCCGCAAACACTAATACAAAAAATATAACTTTTAATGGTGGAACAATAGTTTGTTCAGGTGCTTCTGCAACTCAATTTAATAACACAAGTACCGCAGGATTTACGACAACAGCAGGAACAGGCACAGGCACGATCTCCATGACTGCCGCAAGTGCTAAGACATTTGTGGGTGGTGGTTTTACTTACAACTGCACATTGAATCAAGGTGGTGCTGGCGCTTTGACCATTACAGGCTCAAACACATTTAGCAACATAACTAATACTTATAAAAGTACTGGCGCAACATCTATTTTGTTTACTGCTGGCACGACAAGTACGTTTACCGATTGGAACGCCAATGGAGAAGCAACAAGACTTTTAACCATTGGGTCAGATACTGCCGCAAGCCACACACTATCCAAGGCAAGTGGTACTGTAAATGCAAGTTATTTGTCTATCAGTAGGTCTACTGCTACTGGCGGGGCTACTTGGAACGCATCAAATTCTACCGATGGGGGTAACAACTCAGGGTGGGTATTTGTTGTTGGTGGGGCAACTGGCAACTTTTTAATGTTCTTTTAAGGCAAATAATGACCCCAGACCTACAACGCTACTATGAAGACCGCTTTTCCATGATGGGAACTGATGGTTGGAAAGACTTAATGGAGGATATTGACACAATGATAAATTCGTTGAACAATATCAGTACAATCCCTGATGAAAAAAGCCTACAATTCAAAAAAGGCGAACTTTCTATCCTAACGTGGCTAAAAACCTTAAAACAGGTCAGCACACAAGCGTACGAGGAATTGAATGAAAAGAATTTATGAATTTGTCTGCGTAAGTGGACATCTCACCGAGAAACTCACTGATTATGAGACAGAGGAAGTTCGGTGTTCAAGTTGCGGTGTGACAGCCAACCGCATAGTAAGTGCTCCAAGCGTTAATTTGGAAGGGTGGTCTGGTCATTTTCCGTCCTCATGGATGAAATTTGAGAAGAAGCACACAGACAAACTAAAGCAAGAGCAAAAAGAGAACTCGTAAGCAGAAATGCCGAGTTTAATGTCCTAGAACCGATAACGGCAGGAAAAAGGAAGAATATGTTGATTGATAAAGAAGACGAGTCGCCAAGTGAGTTAGACATAGTTGAGGAACAAAATCAACTACCAGAAGCACCGACTATCGCTGAACTTCCTGAGAAATACAGGCAAAAGAGTTTAGATGAAGTCATCAAAATGCACCAAGAGGCTGAAAAGTTGATTGGAAAGCAGGCGCAAGAGGTAGGTGAAGTCCGAAAACTGGCAGATGAACTCATAAAGCAGAACCTTAGTTCTAACAAGCAACCTATTGAGCAAAGTGAGCCTGAGGTAGATTTCTTTGAGAATCCGAAAGAGGCAATTCGTAAGACAGTTGATAGTCACCCTGATGTAGTAGCGGGTCGCCAAGCGGCTCACGACTTCAAAAGGATGCAGATTCAGCAGAAGTTAGCGCAAGACCATCCTGATTTTGGGCAAATTGCACAAGATACGGACTTTCAGAACTGGGTGAAATCTTCACCTATTCGGTTAGGGTTGTATGCAAAGGCTGATGGTGAGTTTGACTATGACAGTGCAAACGAGTTGTTATCGACTTACAAGCAACTAAAGGGTGTTAAGGCTAAACAGACTAGCGATGCGGGCGAAGCCCAACGCAAGACTAACCTTAAAGCCGCCGCAGTTGATGTAGGTGGTACTGGAGAGAGTTCTAAGAGAGTTTATAGAAGGGCTGACCTTATTCGGCTGAAGATGACTGACCCGAACCGATACGAAGCCTTGAGTGATGAAATCATACAAGCGTATTCCGAAGGTAGGGTTAAATAACTTAACTTATCGTTTTTTGGAGATTTAACATGGCTAATACAGCATTTTCCCCCACCAATTCGGTGACAGTAACAACCGCTGACAAATTCATCCCTGATATTTGGTCAGATGAAATCGTAGCGGCTTACAAAAAGAACCTAGTCTTAGCAAACTTGGTTATGAAGATGAACTTCAAGGGCAAGAAAGGTGACACTGTTCACATTCCTGCACCTACCCGTGGTTCTGCTTCTGCCAAAGTTGCTACTGATGCAGTTACTTTGATTGCCGCTACCGAGTCAGAAGTAACAATATCTATCAACAAGCACTATGAATATAGCCGCTTGATCGAAGATATTGTTGAGGCACAAGCCCTGAACTCTATGCGTAACTTCTATACCTCAGACGCAGGTTATGCCTTGGCTCGTCAAGTCGATACAGACTTGGTGCAGTTGGGTCGTTCTGCAAATGGTGGTACAGCAGGAGCCGCCGCTTATGCCGCCGCCTACATTGGTGGTGATGGCACGACAGCGTATGTTGCCGCAAACAACAACGAGTCTGCCTTGACTGATGCGTCAATTCGCCGCACCATTCAGCGTTTGGATGACAACGATACTCCTATGGACAATCGTTTCTTCCTCATTCCTCCCTCAAGCCGTAACACATTGATGGGTCTTGCCCGTTATACAGAACAGGCTTTTGTGGGTAATGGAACTGCCATCCGTACTGGTGAAATCGGTAACCTTTATGGTATCCCTGTGTTCACTTCTAGCAACGCTGATACGACTTCTGGTTCAGGAGCCGCCCGTGTTTGCTTGATGGGTCATAAGGACGCTATGGTTCTGGTTGAGCAAGTTGGCATCCGTTCACAAGTTCAATACAAGCAAGAATACCTTGCTACATTGTTCACTTCTGACACACTGTATGGTGTTGCCGCCTTGCGTAATGCCGCCACTGTTGGAGCCGCTAAGTCTTCAGCAATGTTTGCATTAGCAGTGCCAGCCTAATTGCAGTTGCGCCCCCTGCCCTAGTGGTGGGGGGACTTTTTTAAACTAATTAGGAGAAATACATGGCAACCGCATCCGCAGTAACTACTCGCAGAGGAAATGACCAATTCCGTGGTCTTTTTAGCGATACATGGGCTGTAACAGCAACTTTGAACGCAGGTTCTTTGGTTGATGGCGCAGGCGAGACTGATGACATTACGATCCCAGGCGTTGCCTTGGGTGACATGGTTATCGGTGCATCTTTGGGCGTTGATTTGGTAGGTTTGACTGTGACAGGTTATGTCTCAGCCGCAGATACTGTCAAATTCCGTATCCAAAACGAGTCTGGCTCAACCGCTGACTTGGCATCCACCACTATGCGAATCGTTGTAGTTCGTATGGTCTAAAGATCGGGGGGACAAGTCCCCCCTTTCTTCATTAAGGAATTAAATGGCTTTGTTCAGATGCA